GAGGGAATCTCCGCACGTGTTCCATATCGCGGAACAGTGAGAAAGATTTTGGAAAGTATAGACAGAGGACTACGCTCAGGCTTATCGTATAGTGGCTGTAGGACAATTGGAGAGCTTCATGCCCGGGCAACATTTACTTTGCAAACACCAGCCGGAATGGGCGAAAGCAGAACACATATTTTGAATAGGAATTGGTAAATGGAAGATAATAATTTTGGACAAAATACTAAAAGGATTGTTTTTACTGAAAACGATCACCGGCATGCGCAATTGATAGTTAAACTTAAAACAGATGGAATGACGCAAGCAAAATTTTTTAGACAAATGATAACTGGCTATCTTGAAGATGACGAGAGGATTAGAAGTTACGTCATAGATAACTCTTCTCTGTCGAAGAAGAAAATTAAAAAATCTATGAAGCTTTTCGAAGAAGGTAAAAAAACCGCGTCCTCTCTTGGCTTGAACGATGAACAGGTAGACAACATCTTTGATATGATAGCCGAGGAGTTTCCAGACTTATGAAAAATGGCTTACGTGCATGCAGCATGCAGTGCATAAGTAATAATAAAAAATGCCAGAAATCAGATTGTAGGCTTTATATAGATTACCCAGAAGAATACAACTGTAGCTTGATATCAATATATGAAAATGGCCCAATGACGTTGAGACAGATCGGAGATAGAATCGGAGTTTCGTTTGCCAGAATAAAACAGATTGAGTCAAAGGCACTAAATAAGATAAAGAACAGCAGCCTAATTTCTTTTCTAAATTAGGATATTCAAAAAGATAATACTATTTATACTAGGAACTCACGAAGGAGAATTGTAGATGTCCCGTAAAACTTTATTAACCGAAACTGAGATTAGACAGTTTCTTAAGCTTGCTAACTTAGGTTCTGTGGGCGATGCACGCATCCAAGAGATGTTCGATACAGATGAACTCAGCGAAGAAGAAGAAGAGATGGAAATGGACTTGGAGTTGGGCGCTGAAGAAGAGCCCATGGACGAGCCTGCCGAAATGGAACCAGAGATGGACTTAGGCGCCGATCCAGAGCCGCCAGAAGCTGATGCAGGCGGACAAATGGTTTCTGTAGATGATTTCATGGGAGCACTTGAGAGCGCTCTTGAGGATGCCCTTGGGGAGCCTGTCGAGGTTGACATGGATGATGATGTCGACGCAGGAGACGACATGGATGCGGACATGGATATGGATCTAGATGAGCCCTCTGGTGATTTAGAGATGGATATGGGTGATGAGGAGCCCGGCATGAGAGATATGTATGAAAACCAAGATGATTTGGTTAACGAAGTTGCTCGTCGAGTTGCTGCACGCCTCCAAGAAAAAAACAACAAGCAAGAGGTTATTGATCAACTTGCTGAAAGAATTATGAAAAGATTAACCCAATAGGTTGACATTTAAAACAGCATGATATATAATAACCACCTACGGGTGGTTATTTTTTTAGGGAACATATGAATTATATTCTATATTTTTTGGTATTTCTTTTTGGCTACATCACTTGCAGGACTTTTTATTTTATTAGATCTGCTAGGCTTAGTTTAAAGTTGATAGTTTCTGGGCATCTCTTTTATTTACTTGCGATTGAAAGAGCCATTAAAAGACACAGAGAATTATCAGATCCTGGTATTGAGTTAGAAAATGATATTGTGGTTCTTCAATCCAATTCAATAGACTACTTATTAAAGTTACACCCTACTTTTTATCGAGAGGCACTAAAGTTTGATGATTGGCAGTCTGCCATGAAATATCTAGAGGAGCATCGAGAAATAATCAGCCAGTATTGGATGGAGGAAGATTAGTGATAAAAAAAATAAAAGAACTTGTTGAGGGAAAATCCAAGGAAGAACCCATGGAACTGACGACAGAACTTCTTGAAGAACTTGCAGCAGCATTGCCGCCCAAAGAACCAGATATGAGAACAATTGGGATATTTACGGATGTTGCTGAAGAAAAATGTGCAGAATTAGTACACGCTATGCTGTATTTAGATGAATTGAACGCACTGGAGAAGTCGGAAAAAAAACAAAAACCCATACAATTTTATATTTCAACCTATGGCGGCTCCGCGGATGATATGTTTGGGCTTTATGATGTGATGCGTCAAGTAAAAAAGAGAACCGAAATACACACAATTGGAGTTGGAAAAGTAATGTCCGCCGGCGTCTTATTGCTAGCAGCAGGAACAACCGGTAAACGAAAGATTGGAAAGAATTGTCGCGTCATGATACACTCAGTTATCGGCGGTAACCATGGTTCACTACATAACATGGTTAACGAAATGGAAGCCATCGAGCAATTACAAGAAATGTATTGCAATGCTTTGATTGCAGAAACCCACATGACAAAGAAGCAACTTAAAAAGATGCTCGAAAGAAAAGTAAATGTTTACCTCACAGCCGAAGAGGCAGTTGAGCTGGGCATTGCGGACATAATTATTTAAGGAGAACGAAGGTGTCGCAGTATTTAAAGGATATGTTTATTGAAGTAAGGGACAGGACTGATTTCAAAGATCAACTTGAGACATTGACAGAGATGATCGAAGAAGTAATGGACATTGAACTGCCAGAAGCTACGCCCATATCTGAATCCGAAAGGTTCAGTATGAATATTCCGATACCCAAACTTACCCCGAACGAATCGTGGGGGGATCCCAATAGTCAATCGAGAAAAGACATCGAAAGGGTGTTTGCTTCTATCACACGTCAACCTAGCGTCAAAGCTCGTATCGAACATGTTAATAGTTTCGTCGATCCTGCACTAGCACGCAGAAAAGGCAGGGGCATGAGATTTAATGCGATTTTAAATATGATGATGATCATCGAATCGCTCCAAGCGTGCCTAAACGACTACAGCGAATCTTCAGCAGGATTTGTATTTGAAGGATTCATGGCTGCTGTTACTGGTGGAAAGCAAATTGCTGGTCGTATCGGTGGAACATTGCCAATCGAAGATTTTGTTACTGGCGACAATGAGCCGGTGAGTCTCAAGTTGTTGAGCCCCAAGACTCCCATTCATGGCAGTTTTACCAATCTTGTTGACTATCTTTTCATTCGTGGTGGCTCTGGCGAGCCGGCAATTAAATACCTTATCGGCAGAAAAAACTCTGAGGGCGAAGATGTATCACAACTTTTATTGCTTGACTTTGTAATAAGTCGCGCAAATTTTATTGAGATTATGTCTGTTACTGGTAACGGGGATCTGTTAGGTTCCGCTGCCGGCGCCCTTGAGAAGCATATAACAAATTGGCAAGACTCGCCCGAGTGGAGAGTTCAAATGCTGGAGATCTTAAAGCAAACACCCGGATACGACACTAACCGAGGCATGTTTTATAAAAACTTAGATGCTGAAGGCTCTTTTAACGATGCTGGCAGTGCTCCCGCTGATCCTGAACTGAAGCGTCAAGACTATGCAAAAGAAATGTCACGAACTGTATCAATTCAAGCACAACGCAGAGGTTTCCAAGATGCCCAGGCTGGCGGTGAAGCGAACTTTGAAGCATGGCTCAATTCGCTAGACATTGAGGATCCAGATAAGCGAGTCGTAAACGCACTTAAGAGGGCATACAATAAGGGATACGAAGAAGGCGCAAAGCAGCAAGTCGCAGAATCGTATTTTGGAGAGTTTCACGAAAGAGAAAAGATGATGATGAGGGAAGAACTTAACGAAGCCAAAGGTGGAGCTGTTGGCAAACAGTGGTCGATTAGCGCCGCTGGCACAGCGAAGATATCAAACATAGCCGGTGTAGAGATATACGGCGAGTTAAACATGTCGAAAGAAAATATTAAAGAATGCGCTCAAATATATATTGAGAAGATGGGAGAAGAAATGATGACACTTCTTCAGACTACAAAGTCGTTTACAGAAAACGTTGGAAAATACTTTAGTGCCGATCGGCGCTCAACTGCGATGAACGCCAATAAGCGCGCCCAAAGAGAAGGTGGCGAAGTTGTGGAACTCCTGGCTAAATCAGCAGCTCCATCAGAAGATGAAGTTTAGTTAAATAAAGTTTGACATTTATCTAAAAAGTGATTATAATATAACATAACTTTGAGGTACTAATGAGTCGAGAATACGACAATAAACAATCACTACAACAAAAAATAATGCAAGGGGTGGATGTCTTGGCTGATAACGTGGCATCGACGCTCGGTCCGCGAGGCAGGAATGTTCTCCTGCAAGAAAAAGGACAGGCTCCATTCATCACGAAAGATGGCGTGACGGTAGCACAGTTTGTTGCTTTGGATGATCCGATTGAAAATGCAGCCGCTCAAATCATCAAGCAGACTGCCATTGAAACTAACAATGTAGCCGGCGATGGGACTACTACGGCAACGGTTTTAGCGAGAGCGATCCTAAAAGAGTCGCAAAAGTTTATCGCATCAGGTGTTTCACCAATTGAATTACAGCGAGGAATTCATTCCGCAGTAAAAGAAATTGTAAACAATCTGAAAGAATTGACTTTGCCAGTTAAGAGTTTAGATGACATTTGCCACATTGCGACTATTTCTGCGAACAATGATGCAGGTATCGGCAGATTAATCTCGATGGCTATTGATAGAGTTGGGCAAGATGGCTCGATTACTATTGAAGAGTCCCGTTCTGTAGAAACTAGTATTGACATTGAAGAGGGTTTCAAGATGCCGGCTGGATATTGTGCTGGTGCTTTTGTTACAGATGAGCGCCGTTCCTTGATGTATCACGAAGAGCCATTAATTTTAGTTACCGATTATAAAATTGATGCAGTGGAGCCAATACTTCCAATTCTAGAAATGATTGCTAGAGAGGGGCGCCCGTTAGTCATCATTGCAGAAGAAGTTGAAGGGCAAGCACTAGCCGCATTGATCATGAATGCGATGAGAGGCACACTAAAGGTAGCAGCAATCAAGGCTCCGCATTATGGCGACGAGCGACGACATACTCTGGAAGATCTTTCACTTTCTACCGGCGCCACGTTTGTTTCACGAAACTCAGGAATTAAATTAGCGGATATAAAAATGCAGCACCTGGGAAGCGCCAAGTTTATCGAAAGCAATAGGTATTCCACAACTATTGTTGGTGGAGCAGCTGATCACGAAGAAGTGGAAAAAAGACTAGATTCATTAAAAAGCGATATTCAAAATACATCCGATATGACAACAGCAGCAAAAATTCAGGATAGAATTACGCGGCTCGTTTCCGGCGTAGCTGTCATCAAGGTAGGTGGTTCCACGGAAGTTGAGATGACAGAAAAGAAACATCGAATTGAGGACGCCTTAGAGGCTGTCCGCGCTGCACAGGAGGATGGCATTGTTGCCGGTGGCGGTACCGCCTTATTGCGCGCAGCACAAAAGATTGCACTGGTAACTACAGAAGATGATCATCAGGATCAGTTTCATGGTGCGGTTATTGTAAAGAATGCATGCTATGCTCCAATTCGTCAGATGGCTCTGAATGCCGGCGAATCTCCCGACTTGATAATCAGTGAAATTTTGAATTCCGATAACAACTTTGGTTGGGATTTTCGCAATGGAAGGTTGACAAATCTCATCGAGAGCGGTATAATAGATCCAGTGAAAGTTACAAAGACAGCCTTGAGAAACGCATCTTCTACAGCCGGCACTTTGATGACTACAAATTACGGTATCATACAAACGGAGGACAAATGATGAATCAAGGAGATTTAGTTCACATTCCGCAAGGTGTTGAGCTATGGTGCGAGACTGACAAGGGGATGAGATTGCGAATGACTGAAAGACCAACGGTGGGTGTTTATTTGAGTGGCACTAATCGTGTTTATCAAGTTTACGCTAATGGGCATGAGTGGAATCTGAAAAGAAGGGATG